TTCTGTTTCTTGTGCATAGCCTGGTGTAATTTCTATGTCTCTATAAAAACCAGACACTTGTTTTTTTCTTAATTCATTTTCTGACATTTTTAAAACATGCACGATTGAATCTGCATCTTCTAAAGATGTTGCAGTGTATGGAACTATCAGGTCATCTGCCGGAACAAATTTAGACACGGCTCTGTCAAGAATTTCATCGTAATAAATTTTCTTGAAAGCAGAGCCGCTAAGAGGGAGATAAAAAAGTAACTGATCGAACTCGGGTTCATACTCTTTCATCACGTTCATGAGTTGATAGTTCATGAAATTTTTTACTCTCGTTGACTGCTCTTCTTTTTGTCTAGAAGGTATACCCATAATTTGAGTATGTACTGGACCAGTCGCTGGAAGTAATTCTTTGTAAGCTTGAGCTTGAAACTGTGTTACTGCTTCTGCAAGAACTGGATGCGTTGCACCACTTGCATTTGAGAATGGTTGAGATCTTGTCTCGTATTTAAATCCTAATAAATCTAAACCTTTTATATATGAATCTTCCCAATCTTTTCTTGATGCTTTGTATTGTGTGTAGTTTTCAAAAAGTTCAGAACCTAATCTACCTAAAACATCTTCAGGTAATAGGTCTGCTAAATTGTCAAAGTGTTCATTAGTTCCTGGCTGATTTACAGCTTCAGGATCAAAAGTAATTGTAGCACCACCATCTTCATCTTGTTCGACCTGGATATCTTCTGGCCCAACTTGTTCTTCAATGTTATCTTGAGACGCTTCTGCTATCTCTTCTTCACTAGGTAATTTTATTTCCTGCTCTACGTTTGGTAGAGACTTGTCTATTGTTGACATTATTTTTCTCCGAGTTCGATACTACTATAATCTTTTTTGTAGGAACATTCAACCCCTGTGGATTAGGTCCTCTAAGTGGTGGAACTGTGGTTGTTAATTTTTTAGTCATCTAATAATCCTAATCCTTGTATAGCTAAAGAGGCACCTAGTCCACCTATTCCTAGTCTAGACAGACCTCGAAGAGCTACTTTTGGTAAGCCTAATCTAGCAGCTTTTCTAAGTGTTGGGTTTAGCCCTCTAGTTAATTTATCTGTTTGTTCAGCAAATATTGGATAAGTATAATTTAATGGATCTGTTGCAATATCTGTAATTGAATCTCCTTCTGCAACCTGACTAGCAATATCTCCCGCCATAAACGGTGCTAGTAATGCAGGTGATGCTGCAACTCCAAGTCCTCTTCCTAAAACTCTTGCACCTGTTTTTACAAAACCTTTTGGTTTTCTTTCAATACCAAGTGCTCTTGATTTACTTGCTTTGATTGTTGATGGCGCGGAAAGCGCTGTTGTTCCTGCAAGTGTTGCACCTAATGCAGGTAATTGATAATCTAATATTGCAGGTCTTTCAAAGTCTGTTGTAATAGGTTGTGTTGCCATATCAACTAACATACTTTTCTGTTGATCTTCGTTTGATAAATAAGTTGTTGGATCATCGTTTCTAAATGCTTTGACTAATCCTATCGCAGCTCCAACACCGGCACCGATACCAAATGTTTTAAAACCACCTGACTTTAAAAAACCTGTTGCTGCGTTTTTAACTTTTGTCATTGCACTACTAGTTGCAGGTGCTTGATCAAAAACTTGAGCTGCCTTTACCGGATCATTATCAATTGCAGCAGAACAATCACCGGGCAAACCTCCTCGAGACAACAGACTACAATAACCTATTTTTTCTTTTTCACTTAAAGATCTAATTGAGTTTTTTAATTTTGTTAGTTGTTCATTTGACAAATTTCTTAATGGTATTCCTTTTTCTTTTACAGCACCCACTCTTGTTTGCTGTAAATTTATTGGAGTTCCATACTCATCTGTTATTGCATCTAATTTAGTAAAACCAATATAAGGTTGAAATTTTTTAGGTAATTCTTTTGTAGCTTTTGCTATTATTTGTTCAGCATTGTTATTTAACTCATCTATTCTTTTTAAATAACCATCTGGTTGTTCATTAAAATTATTAGAGATAGCATCAGCTATGTCATTTAGTTTTTTATTGTAGGGGGCTAATTTAGAATTCATTTTTTTAGATAGAATAGAAACATCGTTTGTTGTTAAATCAACTTCTCCACCGATTGGCATTATATGATGAAAGGGAAATGCATCTGTTCCATGTAGGTATTTTGCTTTTTGTCCAACAGTATTATCTAACCTCTTCAATCTTTTTTTAAAAACTTCTTGTTCTGGAGCATCTTCATATTCAATACCTAGTTTTTTTTGTAAAACATTATTGATTCTTTCAACATTAGACTTTGTTGTTGTATTTATTTCTCCAAAGTATTTTTTTGCAAATTCATCGTTTGTTAAACCCTTTCTACCTCTAACATCAGATCTTTTTTCCTTAAAATCTTTTATGTACTCATTTTTAATTTTCTCACTTGGCCATCTTACATCAATATAATCTCTCGTTTGTGAGTCCGCAGACCTAAGAGTTCCGACAGGAGTTGGAAATTTTACAGGAGTTGTTTTTCTTTTCTTAGTTAAATTTTCTTGAGTAATTTTTCCAGCTTCGCTTCTTCCTAAAGTTTCTAGTTCAGGAAACTCGTTTGCTAAAATAGTGTAGAGGTATCGTCTATTTACTTTATACTTACGGGCTAATACAGCAGGTTGAACCTTATCTCCCGGTTTTAGTGTAGATAAATAGTCTTTTAGTTTTTCAACATTGGTTTTAGCCATTACACCTCCAGGATGCCGGCAAGACCGCCGCTTTTAAGTCCTGGAATGTCTATACCTAATTGTTTTTGAATATCTAAAATCTCATCTGGAAAGTCATCAGGATTTTTTAATACTTTGTGTAACATTCTAAAGTATTCTGTTTTCTCTTTTCCGACTAAACTTTTGTCTGTACCTAGACTTGCAAATAGTCTTGATATGTCTTTTGGTTTGATTCCGTATTTTGCTAAAGCTTGGTAGCCCATTCTTGCTGCACCACCAGCAAACATAGGTACACGTCCACCTTCTGCAAATTCAAAATCATCAGGGCTAATAGACTCGGGATCAAAATATCTACTTGTTACTGAATTACCTTTTGCATCTTTTATCTTAACTAAATTTTCTGCAAACTCTTGTATGTCATCTGGTGAGTCTAGCTTTGCAACTGCCGATGCAACTTTTGGTCCAAAGTATTTTTGAACAAGTAATAATGGATCTCCTAATCCACCACCGCCGCCTTCGGTTGCAAATTTTAAATCATCTGGTTCCATAACCCCTGATAGAGTTGTGCCACCTGGAAACTCCGGGTCTTCTAAATCTTTTACTCTGTTTAAAAAATCTCTAGCGTTTGCTCTTGCTACTGGTTTTGCATTTTCTGCAACACCTGACATTTGATAAACTTTATCTACTAAGTCATCTACAATTAAACTATTGTTCTTAACAGACTTAATCGCCTCAAGTCCTGCACCTGTTGGTAGGATTGTATCTCTTGGGTCAACACCTTCTGGTAAATCAATATCATCTCTTAATGACATCAAACCTTCTGCATCTAAATTTCTAGTTCCTGTAGCAAGGTCTGTAATATTCGATGGACCTGGAGGTGGGTTATAGAACTCATCCATCTTAGACATGTTTTCTAATAACTTACTTGCTTGAAGATCATTTAATTTATTTCCAGCAGCATACTGAACTGAGTCTTTTAATTCTTCGATTGCTTTAGACTGAGGTAATACACCTAGTGCATTAGTATTCAAATCCATTTTTAATATTTCAGGCTCACCTTTACCAATGAAACTAACATTCGTTTTAGTTCCTAAAATATCAGATACATTGCCACCAAGCTTTTGATAAAGTTTTACAATTTGATTTACTATCTCTTTTCTAGCCATAATATTCTAATCTACTTCTGTCCGGCAAAGGTTCGTCTTCATAAGCATCTTTGTTACGAACTAAGCCACCTTGTTTAATACGCATAATCGCCTGTGTTGTGGAGTCGACATAGTCATCGTGATCTCCAAACGGAAATGATGCGCACTCTTCCACAACCTCTTGAGCGTAGTGTTCGTGCATAGGAGCCCAAATCATACCCATCTCAAAAAGCGGTGCTACTGAGTTTACTCTAGCATGTTTATCATTTCCTCGGCTCGGCGTAAAGTTAATTACGGGGATTCCCATATCTCTTAATTCATGGGTTAGAGGGATACCAGAGGCTTTAGACTCTACGATTACCATGTCAGGCCGCCAATACAAATACTCCTCATGAGCAACTTTCCTAAGTTCTGGAAACTCATAACGATCTTTGAAAGCATTTAATAATATTATATTAGCCCTACCATCATCATCTTTAAAGACTCCCCAGGTAGTAATAGCACTAAAGTCGGCAGATTCCTTTTTAAGAAAAGCGGTATCATATGATTGTATGATAAAATCACAACTAGGTGGATCTTTGTGTTCCCAGTTCATCCACCAGTCACGTTTTAATATTGCACCTTCTTCAGCGGTTGGCTGTTGCATATATTGTGCATTCCAGTTGTTAACAGGAATAGATGCTTTGGTTTTTTCTAATTCTTCCCTGGTCCAGTATTCCGGCCAAACAGGTTTACCATCTGGTAATAGTGCGGGTAGTTCTACAACTTCCCATTCATCCGAGTTCTCTTCTCCCTGAGCCCTGATCAATTGACCCGTTAGGTCCTTGGTACTCCAACGTGTCATAACACAAACGATACGACCTCCTGGTTGTAAACGTTGACGTGGACCTGACGTATACCAGTTCCATGCCTTTTCAAACGACTTACTATCTTTTTTAATATCTTGTTCTTTGTGCGGGTCGTCAATAATCAGAAGATCAGCACCACGACCTGTAATTGCTCCACCAACACCGGCTGCGAAATATTCACCACCTTGTTCGGTTTTCCATTTCCCTGCTGCCTGACTATCTTCCATTAGACGTGTGTCGAATAATTGTTTGTAGTTTTCTTGATCCACCAGGTTCTTGGTCTTACGGCCGAAGTCGATTGCAAGATCAGCCGTGTGTGTTGCTTGAATGATCTTTAACCGGGGATCGAGGCCAACCATCCATGCCGGGAGTAAGTATGAGGCAAACTCCGACTTTGTGTGTCTTGGCGGCATGTTGATAATCAAACGTTTAATTTTCCCGCTAGCGAGATCATTAAATTTTTTATTAATTTTTTTGTGGTGAGAACCTTCAATAAACTCAGGCCAAACGTATTTGACGAAACTCAAAAAGTCTTTTTTGATCTTTGGTCTGGCTTTATCTAATTCTACACTCTTTTCTAAATCCAAAAGTCGTGCTCTTTCTTCTGGAGTCAATCCTGAAAAATTTTCCATAAAATTTTTTATAATATTTTTTATATAACCTATTTTTGAAACCTTGGCTATAAGAGTCTAAATCTTACATATATGTACATACTTGGGACCCCTACTACAGATTAGGGTGGGCCCTCCCGGAATTTTCAAGCAAAAAATCAACATGTTGTGGTACCTCTATCGGTACACACTATGTAATTATTGCATGGCTAGATTTCTGCATCTCACCTAGCCACGCAAAGCGAGTGTTGGCTACAATCTAATTGACCAACTATCCGACGCAGTTCTATAACCATCTGCGTCTATGTCAAAATAGGTCATTAACATACGACCCGATTTTGAAAACCAATATCTACATTTATCTGTCCATAATGCATTTCTTGTTATTGTTTTCTTATCACTTGCTGAATAGTAAGTGATTGTAAAAGGTTTATTATTTATCATTTATTCTCGCTTTCTATAACTTAATTGTTATGGGATTAGCTTATACTAATCCCATAGTTAATCAACAACTTAATTCAAGTTATCAGAATTAGTTTGTTGTTGTTGCATATATGCAACTCTTTCTGCTATCTTCTGCTCTCTAGTTTTTTCAGTATTTTTCATACCTTTTATTCTTTCAGCTAGATTTTTAGGATTGTAAATAACGAGCCCTGTACTATTAGTTCTAACTATTTCTGCGTCAGTAATATCTAGCCCAAGTTCAGTAGCTAACTCAATCGCCTCATCAAGCCATTTATAACCTTTTAATCCTAGCTTGATCTCTTTCATTTGTTTCAAGATACTTTCAATCCATTTAGTATGAGCCATAACAAAAGCTGACTTTTGTTGTTTCCAAGAAATTAAAAAATCAAACTCGGATTTTTCACACGCAATAGAACGATCTCTACAATAATCACGACCAATTAAATCAAGTTGATATTTTTCGTTCCAATCCTTGCCATACTTGGTTTCATTATTTCTTCCACCAGATAAGCCAAGATATTTTTCGTTGTTCTCAACAAACTTTCTTTTGTGTGGATTGTCGTCTTTGTCAGCTTGTTCAATTAAGATATCTGCGTTGCAATCTTCTTGTGCATTGATCTCATCTCTAAACAAAGCAAACCCATAAGACAAATCTCTATTAGAAGAATAATTGTTGTCGGTATCAATATCGCCATTTAATCTAAAATCAAAATGTTTTTCTATTGGTACATTTTCCTCTATTTCAGTTTCGCCATTATAGTTTGTTTTTTCTTTGTTGCCTAAATAATGAAAATGGAAACAACTATCTTTTGCAATCGTTGAAACATTTTCAAACTTGTTTTGAAGATAATAAGCTTTTTCTACATCTTCTTCTGTGTAGTGTCGTCTTACTATTTTTTCTGCAACACTCCAAGCTTGATCATTGATATCAATTTGATCTGCTTTTAAAGTATCATACTTTCTTTTTTCTTGAGTGTCCTCTTGTTGCAAGTGTACTTTAATACGATTTGCAATCTTGTTTCGGTATTCTTGGTTAAGTCTCATTCTAGCCATTTGTCCTCTTTCTTTTTTATTGGTTGATTTAAAATTAATTTAATTTAAGTCTTGTAATTTGTCAATAGGATATTATATTAAAATCTGTTATTTAAAAAAACTTAACACAATTAATAGTATTGGGTTGAGAGGTAGTTCCAGAGTGGAATACTCAACCCAAACAGAAAGGACAGAAATGGCGTTAAAATATTGCCAAAGTCATAAGTGCCATACTTACGACACAAAGGACAGGAAACGAGGTTCCAAAGAAAATAAAACAAATCAAACTAGAAGAAGATCATCATTTTATTATGGGGGTGGAAATTTCTGCTCATTGAATTGCTATGATGATTGGGCAAGGGATTTCATGGATAGAGCCATTGATCAAGTAAGTGGTCGGATTAACGAGCCATATATCTTAACAGAAGAAAATGCGTGGACAAAGAGAAGAAGATATAATTGGGGTGGTGGTACAGGCTACGATATGACTTACTTTTGGAAAAACATGGTTTCCAATAGAGAGATTGAAATTACTGAAGAAGAATTTAATAATCAATCTCAACCTAATTTATAGTTTCATCTGTCCTTGATGAAAAATCCTAGTTTAGATTAATTCTAAACTAGGATTTTGTTTTTTTTTTGGGTGGGCCCGCCCAAAAAAAATAAACGATCAGGCAACGAGCAACAAGCCTAGCTTAATATTTTCATTGAAAATATTAAGCTTGTAAGATCTTCTGGGATATGGTAACACAAAGCAAATCAATAAAGGAGAAAGAAAATGGGACTAGATCAATACGCAGGACTTCGAGATAGTAAAGGCGAAGTCCATGAAAAGTTTTATTGGAGAAAGCACGCACGCCTACAGGTGTTCTTTGCTAAACAATTCAATAAACAGAAAAAAAATGAAGACCACAATACACATGACGACCTGCAACATCTGGGTTTTAATGGTGGTCAAGGTGGTGTTACAATTACTGAAGATCTAATCAAGGAACTAGAGGAACAAATTAAAAATGGTTATTGGGATTGTTTCGCTAGTGATGGTTTCTTTTGGGGTCAACAATTCCAAGAAGAACAAGTTAAAGAATACAAAGCCCAAGATGAAGAATTTTTAAAATGGGCTAAAGAACAAGTCAAAGAGGGTCGGCAAATCGGCTACGATTGTTCTTGGTAAAGTTTTGAGGGCGAAAGCCCTCAAAAAATTTGGGCTAGTATAGGGCGCCTGGACATTTCTGGGCTATACTCTAGGTCGTGACGTGACTGGACTGCAGTGTCTCCTCGTTGATCGATTGGGAAGGAGATCGCCTATTGGCCACTAGCCCAAATTAAATTTTTTTATTTTTTTTGGGTGGGCCCGCCCATAGTTCACAAGCTTCAAGCAAGGGTGGGCCCGCCCATAGTTCACAAGCTTCAAGCTGTCAAGAAAATTATTTAGTTGACAGCTGAGCTGGGATGTTGTAGGATGATTTATTAACAGAAAGGACAATCATGACAAAAAAATTAAAACCTGAATTTCAACCCGGTGGCAGCAAGCGCCACGAGATCCTGGACAAAGCGGTCCGGTATATTCAGGACCCAAGGTTTGGGCTGCAATCCGACAAGAAATTTTTCTTGCTGGAGCAGGTTGGGCTAACGACAACCGAATACCTGGAGGCCCTGAACCGGGCGTCCAACGGTGGGTTGGTAAAAAGTGCACTAGGAGACTAGTGCACCCCACTGGGGTGGGCCCTCCCAATAATGAGCAAGCTTTCAAGCTGGTTAGGTTTCAAGCCTCAAGCCAGTTGACAAGCTCTCAAGCGTTTAGTATAAGATTTTATAGGAGAAAAAATTATGTTAATGAAAGAAGCAAGAAAGATAACAGGCGGACTGAGCAAGCCGGGCAAGATGCCAGGACCGGCCTATAACCTGCCGGCCTGGGTTTGCCAGACTGGCCAAAAGCTCGCAAAGATTGAAGGCACACCATGCTATGGCTGCTATGCCCTGAACCGGGGCCGGTATCGATTTAGTAACGTTAAGGCAGCGTTGCAACGTCGACTGGACGCGCTCGAGTCACCGCTGTGGGTTGATGCAATGGTGACCCTGATTAAAAAGCATAAATATTTTAGATGGCATGATAGCGGCGACATCCAAAGCGATAAGCATCTAAAAAATATTTTTGAAGTGTGCAAGCAAACACCCGAGACGCTGCACTGGCTACCGACTCAGGAGAGGCAATACCTGCCAGCGGATCCGGAAGCGGTGCCAGGTAACCTGATCATAAGGTTGTCAGGATCCAGGGTTGATGGACCAGCGCCGAAGGCGTGGCCTTGGACGAGCTCAGTCACTACCAAAGACGAGAACAGAACCTGCCCGGCTCCCGAACAAGGGAACCAATGCGGAAGCTGCAGAGCGTGCTGGGACAAGTCGACTGTTAATGTAACTTATGGTAAACACTAATGATAAAACATAAAACAAAATATACGTTTATGTATAGATCCGCGGATGGTCACTATATGCGGCCGGAGTCGTTTTTAAATATTAATAAAGGCCGGACCCTGAGCAGCTCGCAGCTCAGGATTCTAGGTATAACAAAGGTAAAATTGAAAGATGTCCCACGTGTTTAGACACCCGAAATATTATGAAGAACTCAGGAAGCAGGGTCGCAAGCTCACAAGCTCTCAAGCAACAGTCGACAAGCAGGCCAACCCTGAGCCAAGGGTTCAAGCTTCAAGCCAGAGTCAACAAGCTCCAGAATTTTCAAGCCAGCGTACAAGCGAATAAGTCCCTTTTCCGGGGCACAGGCAACAAGCACAAAGGTATTTTTAGGATGTTTCACGTGAAAGGCAACCTGGTGCGGACTAAAGCGCACTTTGTTACTTTTTGTTACCTTTAACTCTAGTGTGAAAAAGTTAGCACTAGGAGGATAGGCCAATAGATCAGGAGTCCCAAGTAAGCTGCGATTCTCCAGTCTATTCCAACTAATTTTTGTAATATTCTTTTTAAGATCATTGTATAATTTTGCCTCTGGTTTCAAGTAGGTAACCTCTGGCTAAACTATACGTAAAATTTTTCCCATTTTTACTTTCGGTTTGTCACAAGTCAATACCAACCTATGGGTTTCATTACTACCAATAATTTTATTTTCAAGTAATTTCGCACCGGTAATGTCAAAAAATTCTCCATTGGGTAATTCAATTTGAACCCTTGCATCTAAGCAAACAGGAGATTGGAAAAATTTATCTAATCCTTTCTTTAATGTTCTTCCGTCAATCATATAAGTATCTTGATATATATCCCATAAACATATATATTGCAACTATGAGTCAAGAAATTGTTGAAAAAAAGGCATCACATCCTTCTGAAGGATTGACTGAAATGCAAAGAAGATTCTGCGAATATTTAATATTCAATGAAGGTAGAACTACATTTACAGATGCTGCAAAGCATGCTGGATATAGCCCTGATAGAGCTAGAATTGAGGGATCAGAACTAATGAAAAATCCTAAGATTCAAAAATATATTGCTAGAAGATCAGCTGAAGTCAATAGAGCTTTTGCTGTTACCAAACACAATTATGTTAGAAGACAGCAAGTATTATCTCAAAAATTAGTAGATGATGGTAAGATTAAAGATGCATTAGGTTTTGAAACTTTAATTGGTAAGGCTACTGGTCAATTCATGGACACTCACTTACATTTAAAAGCTAGTGATATGGATATCAAAGATATGTCCGAAGAAATTAAAAGACTCCGAGAACTTAATCAACAAAGACTTGCTGACACAAAATTACTCAAAGAGTAACTTTCTCCATCTTTAAAATACACCCAACTGGAAACACATTACGATCTGAAAATAATTCATCATTAACTTCGTAAGATGCAAACGTTCTAACATTCTTTTTATCTTTGCTTAATATGTATGCATGAGTAACCATAATTGCTGGCATCATACCTTCTGCTGTATGTAAATCAGCATGAGAAGAATCTCCTGTGATATCTGCCCATGTTATTTTGTAAAAATAATATCTTTTGTTTTTAATATCAACGTGTTTGTATTTTGATTTTTTAGGTGTTCTCATGGATTTCTGTATACCCCTTTTTTCATAAGTAATAAATTAATAAATAAAATCATGTGCGCGACCCCCTATTTCGTTGGTATTACTAGCTTTTTTAACAATTGTACCAATTGTACCTGATTGTACCAAGGGGTCTTGGTACAAATTTGAGCAAATAACCATTGGTATATAATACTTTTTTGATTTGTACCAATTGTACCAGGGTTTTGAAAAAAATAATTTTTAAAAAAATTTTTTATAGAAAAAAGTGTATACAATGGTACAATTGCAT